AAGATTTTTGGGTAATACAAATGAGAACAGAAAAGCTAGCACGAGTTGTTGAGGCTAAATATGTTCTCAAATTAGCCGCACCTTCTCCACAACAAGTTTTAGATGAAGCTAAAAAAGAAATCAGATTAGCTTATCAACATCATGTTTCTGAGACCGCCAAAGAACCAGTCATAAGAAAAGTATCAGAAGAACTTAAAGAACCAGAAACCATCAAATTGGTTGGAATCATGGAAGATTTGGTTCAGAATATGAATGAGTATGATGCATCTAAAATCTTCACAAGAGTTAATGCAGTCTTAAAAATCATTTCTGAATTCAAAAAAGATCCAGAGAAGAAGGTTAGAAACTTTATTCATGATGCTGTCAGAATTCAAAGACAAAGTGATATTCAATACAGAGAGCACATAAAATCTAAGTATGAAACTGCTATAACCAGAATTTCTGGATTGCTAGAAAAAGCTGCTAAGAAATTAAAAGCCTTTGTACCAGAAGGTACTTTGGAAGGTGGTTTGGTTGAACCACAAAGAAAAGAGTTGAGTAAAGATAAGATACAAAGATTTTTGATTACTCCAGAGGCTCAAACTTTGGGGTTAACTAGTCTAGATATTGTAACAAAGGTTTTAGAGTATCCAGAACTAAGACAAAAATTGACAACTATTATCAATGCTATAGATAGAGGTCATCGTCCTGCGGATGCTCCAGAATTAAGTAGAGAAGTGGAATATTTAGCAGAATTGATTAGACAAAGACTATCAAATAATGAAGCTTATTTTGAACATGGAGCCGAACCTCCAACAGAAATTTCACCAGAAGAGTTGGCTAAAATTAAAGAGCTAAAGGAGAAATCCAGATTACGTGAAGAAGAGGCTGCTAGACTTGAACAAGAGCGCATGCAACCATTAATTCAAAAAAGAGACGAAGAACATCGTCAAAGAGTAATCGAAGATGATCGCAATCGCCATGTTCGTAGTGAGGGTGTTGTGAATCTTCTTGACAAACTTTTATTAAAGGGTACCTATGAGAATAGCTGAATTATTGAATGCCATCGCTTCTTGGCTAGAAAGTCCAAATAACGAAGCACTTATGTTAGCAGAGGGTGATGACACCTGTGCCACTATAGTAGCCGAATCTTGCGTCTTAGCTGCTCAATTATTGAAAAATGCCGCTGAGGAAGTTGATGTTATTGAGCCTGTTGAGTCTGTAATTACTCCAGAGTCTATAGATGGTATGGCTGCTTTGGCTACTGCATTGTATTCATCAGGTGATCCAGAGTTGAAGAAACAGGCATCTGTTATTGATGAGTTATTGTTGACTATTGCAGCTCCTCCTAATGCTTTGGCTGCTAGAAAAGATCTAGAAGACAATAGATTAGAAGAGTTGAAAAAGAAATACGAAGAGCCTCGTAAAGAATTGGCAAAAACTAACAAAATAGCTGATTCTGAGAAAGCTATCGATAAGAGCAAGTTTGTGAAACAATTTAATATTCTTGAAGCCCCTCTAAGCACAAGATATTGCCCTGATCATGCTGGTGTTCAAATTGCTCGCGTAGGTGAGCACATTTGGCAGTGTGAAATGGATAAAAAAACATACAATTTTGAAACTGGTTTTGAGTTGAATAATGGAACTAAGGTTCCTGGTGGTGATGTATCACAACAAACTCAAGGTCTAGGTGTTCCCACTCATGCTATTTTTGATACTAGAGAAGGTAGATTGGGAAGCAATAAACCTTAAACTAGATTTTGAAATTATAGGTATATGAGATGAGTAATGAACAAAACAGCACTCAAGAAAATACTGGATCATCCGGACAAGGATGAAATTATTTCTAAATTGGTCCTTGGGATTTCTCCCAGGGACATTTATGATTGGTTAAAATCAAAATATACCAATGTCAGCGAGGCAAAATTTGTCATCGCTGAAAAATCTATTAAGTCATTCCAAGATAACTATCTAGACATTTACAGTTTAATTCAAGAGGACCTTGTTAAGAGTAAGGTTGCTCTTGCTACTTCTACAGAAGATGATTTGCAACTAACTGTTAAAAATTCTCCTGCCTACAAAACTATTATGTTAAAGTCGGCGGAAGAAGAATTAGATATTAGACAAACTATCAAAAGAATGGTAGTGGGATTAGAAACGCGTTTTGCGCAAGTCTTTGATGAAATCCAAGAAGATCCTCGTAATATAAATACTAGGATTGATCGCTTGATGATTGATTACGCAGAAGTGTTAGGTAATTTGTTAGATAAATGTCACAAGTTCACGGAAACACCTGCCGCCGACCAAGTAATACAGCACAATGTTACTTTGCAGGTAGTAGATCAGCATATTTCTGTATTTCATGATGTAATCAAAGAAGTTCTTTCTCAAATGGATTTGGAAACTTCTTTGTACTTCATGGAAGTCTTTAATGAGAAAATGGCTAAACTGAAGGCTCCAGAAAAAGAACCTGGAACTAGCTCAGAAATAAGATTAGCAGAAGCCAAGTTACTCAACGAGACCATAAACAAAAAGATTAACGAGTAACCACTATGACTATCAAAGTAAAACCGGACAAGCCTTGGTCAAAAATGATAGATGAGACTTGGGTTTCACCCGAAGAACAAGATCAAGTCTATACGCCAGAAATGGAAGCCAAGATTCAGAAACTATTGGATTTCTTTGGAAAAGTAAAGAATCCATATGGTGGATTTGATCCTGATTTTTTGGAAGGAACTGGTAGGGGAGACATTGTTGGAAATAAGAAAGCTTATCCAAACAACGAACAATATTCTCATATTCCTGGTGCCCGTGACACTGAAAAATGGTTACAAACAGTTAGAGAAGTTTACTACAAAGAAAGAAATGGTTCCAATCGTGTAACAGCCATTAGACAAGCCACTAATGGTTGGAATCCAATGGAAACATATGATTTTCTTAATTGGTTGAAATTTTATGAAGGAGGCACTCATTTGAAATACAAAACGGCTCAATTATGGTATGAGAATGGTTCTCCTGGGTATTTCTTACATATCAAACAAGATCCGCAAAAAGAATCCGCACCCTCTGTGCAAGGTAACGACATTGATATGGCTCGCGACTCTATTGCCGACGAACTTCCTGCTGCGGAAAAGAAGCGCATTATAGAAAAGCAGAGAAATAAAATCGTTGGAAGATTAGACTCAGCAGAAAAACTATTAAGAACTCAAGAAGGACAAATCTTTGCGGGTAAAGAATTTGAATCTTTGTTGGAAACAATTTACCAACTTAAAAAGAAGATTCAAATGGTAAACAAAATCAGTACCTCTACTAGATTATATGAGGACATGATTATTCGTGAAGCTAATGTCATGAATAAAAAGGGTTTTGTTAAAGCTGCCAACTTGTTATTTTCAATTTCACAAGCCAATAATCCACCACCTCCAGGAACCGGAACTGATGGTCCGGGCGCACCTGTAACTCCTGCTTCCCCTCCACCACCTACCCAAAACACTGGCGCTCCTGGAGGATTACCTTCTGTTGGTCCAGGAATGCCACAAACTCCTCCAGAAAGCGCTCCGAATGAATCAACCCCAAAAGGTATTGATTTGTTTTTGAAGAACCTGGATCCAGGAGAAAAAGATGATCATGCCTCAGAGGATGATGAATTAGAGGTTAGTGACACATTAGATGTTAATGATGAAGAGGCAGAAGTCTTGGTTACAGAAGCCCAAGAAGTTCCTCCACCACCTGCATCTAAGGCGCCTGCCAAACCAATTGCTCCTACTAAACCAGCTCCACCTAAGCCTGATGCTGATAAGTCATTGGAAGTGACGGATAACGTAGCAGAAGTAGACGCTACCCCTTCACCAGAAGCAAGGGATTTTGATAGAATCATTGATTCAGCTTTTGCTAATGTAACAGTAAATGATATTGTTAACAAGTTGAAGGATATTGCTAAAATCTACAAGACTAGAGAAATTCCAAGACAACTTTCAATTGTTGATATGATGTTAGATAGTAAGGGTTGGGCAGCATACTTCCCTTCTTTGTCAGAAGCTATTAACAAGGCTTTGGAATCAAACAACTATATTTCTACACGTTTAGATGATATCTTATCAAAACTAGAAGGTGGAATTGAAGGTAAAGATCTAGATTTGAAGGGTGATAACAAGAGTACTTCTCCAGAAGACGAAGCCTTTAGACAAAAACTAGAAATGCAAGATCAAAAAGATAAAGCCAATAAGAAAATGAGAAAAGAACAAGCTGAGCGTGAATTAGCAGAGTCTATGCAGCCACCAAAAGAAACTCCAGAAGTAGATATTGAAGAAGATTTGAGTAAACCTCCAGCTCCGCCAGAGGCTCCTCAACCAGCTAAACCTCCAGCCGCACCTAGATAATTATGAAACTAAGTGAGTTACTTTCTACTATGAAAGCGGTCCAACAAGAAAGTAAGGTCTCTATACCTTATATTTGCGGAGGTACGCCTAGAGATAAGTACTTAAAGAGATTGGATAATATATCAGATTTAGATATTACTACTGGAGATAAATCGATAGATCTATTATCTCAACAATTTGCTGAAGAATTAAAGAAGAAATACAATATTACTAGGAAGACCATGGAAGACGGTCACAGTACCATTCATATAGGAAATTTAAAATTGGATTTCTCTTCTAATTTCAATGTACCAGGTATTGAAGGTATTTTGAACAAACAAGGTATTGTAAAGCCGACTGAAATGCAAAAAGAAATGTTTAGCAGGGATTTTACTTGTAATGCGTTGCTATTGTCTTTAGATCTAAGAAATATTATTGATCCTACCCATAATGGATTTAAGGATATCAAAGAAAAGAAGATAAAGACTTGTTTGAGTCCTCAGATAACATTAACTTCCAATAAGAATAGAGTTATAAGAGCGGTATATCTGGCATCTAAATTGGGTTTTGATATCGATCAATCAATAGTAGATTTTGTGAAGAAGAATCCTAATTCAGTCAGAATTGCTACGGAAAAATCGTTGAATGATAAATTGAATGAGGCTTTCAAAAGAGATGCTGATCGTGCCAGTTATAATTTGACCAAAATGAATATATGGAATTACGTTCCTATTACTGAGGTTATGTATCCATATTACAACAAACATGTTAAAGGCGGCATAAATGTCTCAAAATAAATTCATCTTATGGCACACCAATAACATTGGAAAGAAAGTAAATGAGCTTACTGTTGGAGAACTTAGAGAAAAAAGGGGGAATTTTTTCTATGTATTATGTAAGTGCTCGTGTGGTAAAGACAAATTTGTAAAACTGTATAACTTAGCGAATAACAGTGCCATGACATGTGGACATACTAGGTATACTTCTGAAATACAAGCTAAGAAGAGTAGAAGGCAAAATCCACAATTAACCTCTATTAAACGTGTATACAAAAACTATAAGAGAAGCGCAGATGATACTTTAACATTGGAGCAATTCATGTTATTTTCTCAAAAAGATTGTGTGTATTGTGGGTCGCCACCACTTAAAACATATAATTATTTCACAGATAATTCATATGGAAAGAAATCTACACAATATTCTATAGATAATGGTAATTATGTATGGAATGGTATCGATCGTATAGATTCATCTAAACCTCATACTATAGATAATTGTGTAACATGTTGTTACATTTGTAATAGGGCAAAATCAGATATGTCTGTAGAAGAGTTTTACAAATGGGTAGATAAAATATCGGCTCACAAAGTAGGCTCAAATGTATAAAAAATCTTATTTCCAAGGCACAGAAGAGCCTACCCCCAAGAAAAAGAAATACAAGGCAGAAAAAGCTATTCTAGTTCAGCCACGTTTTAAGGAACCTTTTTACAGAAATTTTGATTTATATGATGTAGAAGGGGTAGATGGAGCACCTAAATTGGGTCCAGGAGCGGGCTGGCATCATATGCATAAATACAAGAGCATTCAAGAGTTTAGAGATGCTAAGCGTAAGCATATGAAGGATAAGTATAAAGCAGATGATTTCTGGATTGAAGATAATGAATCAAATAGAAAACAACGTGTAAAAAATATGAAAGTAAGGGCTTCTTTCATAAACTCAATTGTCAAAACTGCTATTGATTTTCCAGTAGATGAACAGGTGGGAGATAGTTTTATCAATTGGGAAAGTGGTTCATATAGTGATGCCGCTCAAATTGGCGGAAACTTAGATGAATATTTGCCGGAAGATGATCTTGAGGGAAAAGATCCAAGCAAGCTGAATTTTGGAAGAGATTACGTAGAAGATGAAGCACCGGTCGATATTGATGCTTTAATAGAAAAGTATTTAAATCCTGCTGAGCCATCTCTTTATGGTTTACCAGATGGTATTTCTCCACAAGAAGATTTGGATAGTCCAAGTCCTGAACAACCACAGTATGGTGAGACAGATTCTGGAAACACATTTTATAATGAAATGTGGATTTAACTGGTTATTCTTACATATACTTGTATTTCAAAAGTTCTTCAGAGGTATTGAAAATGTCACTAAAATCAACAGCACAAGAATTAATAGTTGTAGATCCTGCTTCCGTTCATCATGAGGGCGGTGGGGATTCTGTTATTCCTATTGTTCCATTAGAAGTAGCTATGCCTGCTCAGGAACATGGTGATGGTGGTGAATTACATGTTGGTGATGAAGGCGAACTAGTAATCACGCTTGGTGATTTGCCTGGAGCCCCAGATGGAACTAAGGATCCAGAAGAACCAAAACAATTAGAAGTAGTAGACGAATCTCCTGTCGAAGATCAAAATGAAGCCAAACCAAAAAAGAATGAAAAATGGGATTGGGAATCTCACGGTCCACATGGATTCATTGCTTGGATTAAAGCAAGAATTGATGATGTTCCAAAGCATTCTGGATACGATTCAGCCGGTCTAGAGAGAGCCGTTTCATATATGGAAAGATTAGATAGCGAAATTTCCAAAGCTATGAGATTAGATTTAGATGGCGAATTAGATGCCAATAAGATTGAAGAAGTTAGAGCAAAAATTGATGATGGTCTATCTAGATTGCATGATAGATTAGATAAAGTCAAGAAAAGCACTAAAAGTCGTCGCAAAAAGAGATCAGATTATACTGAAAGTGGATTGGTTAAGGAAGGTCAAAAGATCACTGGCGTACAGGGAGTCTTCGTCACCGTGCCTTTGCTAATTTCTGGCATTGGTAGGATTTGTATAAATAGCATGGTCTCTGCCGGACATGACATAGAGTATACTTATGCCGAACAAGTTAAGAAATGGGGATTGAACGACAGAGAGAAGGCAGAAGTCAGATGGTTCCTATATGATATGGGTTATCCAATGCGCGGAGACAGAGGATACATGCCAGATGAAGACGTTGATCCGGCATCATCAGATAACTTCGATTGGGCAGCTAACTACAAGGGATAAAAATCATGTCAAAATACTCTAGACATCAATCAGTCGTATCCAGAAATTCAGATTCTTATATTGATGAAGATAACTGGTTAAACAGATTTGAAAAATCCTTACAAAAAGATGCCGTACAGCCTAAAAAGGTGGATCAATCTATTTTTGAACAGATTACTACCATTATGAATGGCAAGCCAAAATATCCTTCTGTACAAGCAGCCGTAGATGATATGAAGAATAGAAGTGGTTTAACCGAATATTTGAATAACATCAACAAAACTTCCAAGGAAGAATCTGTTAAAACCAAGAAAACAGCCTCAGACAACAATGGCGCAATTGACAAGAAAGTGCCAATGTCTCCAATAGTATTTGCCAAGTGTCCAAGAGCCAAAGAAACTGCTAGAAATTACATTACTTCTACCAGAGGTAATTTACCTGTACCAGCTATCATCCAAAAGATAAAATCCATTCATGGCGGAGATGTTTCCGATGCTAGTGATTGGGAAGAAGATGGTTTGGTAAGAGCTATCAGCAAAATGAATCTCGAAGAGAAAAGCAAGAACTATGCCGATGATATGCATTATAGCAATTTAGGCAAAGGCGATGATACTAATGATACAGATATCGATCCATCAAACATGGACGCATTCCATGCATTAAATCCGGTCAAGATCTGATTTGCTTTTTCTAGTCGGTCTAATTACAATTTCTGGTTTATTATGGGGGCAATACCCAAAAAAACCTTTGGCACAATTACAATTGAAACAAAGTATTTGATAATCTCCTTTGGGAAAATTGTTTTTGATTAACCAGCGGTAGAGTTTGCCCCCACTTTTATTTCCATTTTTTTTACGATCTTCGGCGCCATCATTGTTGATATGGTCAATCGTTAAAAACTCCATAGTATCTTCATTACAACATGCACATTTTCCACCATATGCTTCAATTATCTTCATTTTGACATTGAAATCATAAATGCGTTGTTGTTCTCTAATAATTTCTTTTTTATTCTCATATCTGCGTTGATTTCTTTGTTTGCAACATACGCGGCATACATATTGTGATGATTTTATGTCGTATTCATTAGTGTTGTTTTCATCCAATAATACAAGACAATCTTTACAGAATTTTTCATCAAGGTTTCTTTTATTTTTGTTCATGGTAATATCCTAGGATATTACCATGAACAATGATGATTTATTCGAAAAATTGAAGAAACAATTAATGATGCTGGATCCGGTCGTATTCTGTCAAAATTATTTAACATTGGACGGCAAACCGTTCAGATTAGAGGGTAATGGATATCGCCCTTTCGCTGATATCTACAGATACATTGGAATTAAAGCTCTTGAACCAAATGCTAAACCAGTTATTATGGTAAAGGGGCGTCAGGTAGGAGGTACTACCATGGCAGGGGCTTTAGAAATGTATTTCATGGCTTCTGGAATTTTCGGTACTGGTGATAAGCCACCTATTAGAGTAATTCACGCATTCCCTCAATTAGAATTAGCTGCCGCCTATTCTAAGACGAAATTAAATCAAATGATTTCTTCATCTATTCCAGCTGATGTAGATGAAAATAAAAAAGCTTCAAGACCCAAATCATATATACAATCACTATTAGATCAAACTAGCGCAACTAATGATTCTCTACATTTCAAGCAATTTGTAGGAGGAAATCACATTTGGGTAGAGTCAGTAGGTCTTGACGGAGATCGTATCATGGGTCGTACCGCCGATGTATTATTCTTTGACGAAGTTCAGAAGACTACCAGCATGGCAATTGGTAACTCTTTGAAGGTGTTAACTACTGCCAAATATGGAAAGCCAACCAAGGGTGTACAAGTATATTTCGGAACACCTCGTCGTAAAGGTTCTGATTTCCACAAAATGTGGCAATCATCCTCTCAACAATACTTTTATCTAGGGTGCGAAAAATGTGAGCAGCATTTTCCTTTGTATACACCCGGTAGTGATGATTGGGAAAAGATTTGGTTACATGGATTCATTGTTAAATGCGTTCATTGTGGTCATGAACAAGATAAACGTGAAGCTGCCGAGAGAGGCAAGTGGGTTGCATTAAAATCTGAACAAGATCCAGATTGCCAAATGATAGGCTTTCATATCAATCAGATTTACATGCCTATGTTTACCAAAGAAGATTTGGTAAATGAAAAGCCAGGCAAACATCCTATCAACACTGAGCGTGTATATCAAAATGAAGTATTAGGGGAATTTTATCAAGGCGACGCCTCTCCAATCTCAGTAGAAGAGATTAGAGAAATGTGCGGGGAGCCTGGCAGAAAGTTTAGAGCTCGAATAGAGCCAAGTAAGGACCAAGTAGTTGTCTTAGGGATCGATTACGGCGCTCGTTCAGATTTGGAACAATTAGCTAATCCAGAAAAAGTTAAATTGACCGGTCAGTCTTATAGTACAGCCGTCGTATTAATGGCAAAAGGACCCAATTTACTATCTATTGAGTTTGCTACTAAATTCAAAAGAAATGATATGGAAAGTAAAAAGGGATTGATTGACCAAATTATGAGACAGTACAGTGTTCAGTTAGCAATTGGAGATATTGGTTTCTCCCAAGATTTTTCCTCTATGTTACATAACTCATATGGAGATCGTTATCTTGTTTCCCGCGCTCATAACAAAGTCAATGGACATGTTAAATACAGTGTAGACGCTTTCCCCAAAGAAATAGTTTTCGAAAGAGATTACTATATTGCTGAACTATATGAATTAATGAAGAAGGGAAATGTTAAGTTTCCATTTGGAGATTATGAAAAGATTGCTTGGTTAATTGAACATTGTGCCAGCATGGAAATTAGCCCTTCTATTTCTAAATTTGGTGATCATAGTATTCATTATGTCAAGGGCGGTACGCCAAACGATGGATTTATGGCTTTATTGAATGCTTATTTGGCATACAAGTTTATATTGACGAAGGGATTTAAGAATAATAACCCCTTGATTCAGCAACAAACTTTCAAAGAAGCTAACAAGCCGTTGATTATTACCGGTCATATTGGTCGTAGATTTTAATCCAATGATATATGTTATTTATGGAATTAGAGTTAGGGTATAGGATATGACAGAGGTTTCATGGCTGTAAATAAATCTTCAAAAAGGTGGGTTGGACCATCTAATTCAGAGCAGTTTATGCAAAAAAGATCAACTGTTCCCCAAGTTAGCGCTCTAATGGCTCAAGGCGTCTCTAGTGTTCGTAGAGACGGATTGGCTGATGAAGTAGAACAAGGTCTCTTTAGAGATGGTTCCGGTCCTTCTAATAAGGAAAATGACTTAACTCATAATTCATTTGTAACTGCTTCTGTGGGCATGAAAAAGTTTGCTCAAATTGTTAGCGGAGGCGGTGGTTATCGTGGTGGTAATGGAGAGACTGTTAAACAGGCTCCTGAAGTATATTCTCCACTTTGGCTTAATAGCAACTTAAATCTTCCCAGAGATAGAGCCACTATTAATGCTTGGTGTCGCAGTTTTTATGCTTTGAATCCATTCGTTCATAACGCCATAAATCTTCATAGTACTTATCCAATTAGTAAATTGAATATCAAATGCTCTAACAAAGACATCGAAAAATTCTTCAACGATATGATTGAAGAAATTGATTTGATGAATATTTGTGTGCAAATTGCTCAAGAATACTGGCTTTTGGGAGAATCATTTGTTTATGCTGAATTAGATGAGAGCAGGGGCAAGTGGAGCAGGCTGTTAATTCAAAATCCAGATTATATGTTAGTAAAACGTACCGTGGTAGCTAATGAGCCAATTATCATGTTACGTCCTGATGAGAATTTGAAGAAAATCATCTTCTCTAACAAATCAACTGATATCGAGCAACGCAAGCAACTTAATCAACACATTATTGATTCTGTTAAACGTGGAGAAAATATTCCATTAGATAATTTCCATGTTTCTCATTTGGCTAGAAGAATCAGTCCTTATGAAATTAGGGGCACCGGACTTCCTGTGTGTATATTCAGACAACTTATGTTGTTTGATAAGTTGAGAGAATCTAAATACGCTCAAGCAGATAACATGATCAATCCATTGACTTTGGTCAAGATTGGCGGAGAAGGTAATGATGCTCTTCATCCAACCTTTGCTGATTTAGAAGCTTGGAGAAATATTTTCGAAGAAGCTCAATATGATAAAGATTTCAAAATCTTTACTCATGCTGGTGTAGCTGTGGAAAGAGTTGGATATGGTCAGGGAATATATGATATTTCTGGAGATATCACTCAAATAATCAAGGAAATATATGTGGGTTTACAAGTTCCGCCAGTTTTAATGGATGGTGGTGCTGATACTACATATGCAAACGGTGGTGTAGCGTTAGATGTTTTAAGACAACGTTACATGCAGTTCCGCAATATGATGTCAACTTGGTTGAAGAGAAAGATTTTTGCTCCAATCTCTAAGATTCAGGGATTTTATGATTACTCCAATGGAGAGAAGCAACTAATTGTTCCAGAAGTTGATTGGAATCATATGTCATTATTTGATGCCGGTGATTACATCAATACTCTAGTTACTTTGACACAAGGAACAGCCGATCAAAAGAGAGCTTCATTACATACTTTGTATCGCTCTATGGGTCTAGAGTTTGAAGATGAAACCAGAAAAATTCGTAAAGAAGCTATTCAAGCAGCTATTGCTAAGAAAGAGCAAATGTCATTGGATACACTTGATCTTCACTCTTTGAGAGCTTTGGATGACGAAGATGAAATTCCACAAGCACAAACTGCTGGACAACCAGGAGCAGATGGAACTGTCCCTGGACAAGTTGGAGCACCACCTCCAGGTGGAATGCCAGGATTAGATTTAGGGGCACCTCCAGGCGGAATGTCATTATCACCACCTCCGGGTGGAGCACCAACTCCACCAATGGGCGGAGAACCTCCACCAGCACCACCAGCCGGTGGACCTCCTCCAAAATAACAAGAATTTAATCCAAAATAGTTAATAGCCCTCTACGTATGTATAATCTTGTATTGTTTTACAGATTCCAGTACATATATGCAGAGGGTTTTTATTATGCAGAGAACTGCCCAAAAAAGAAGTCTTCTTAACAAGTTAAGAGAAATGACAAATGTTAGTGGTATTGCCACTGAGAAATACTTTAATCCAGAGTTCAAACAAATCATGGATCATTTGCGTAATGTTGATGATGGTGTAAGAGCAATTGCCGCTGGAGAGCAAGTTGGTGATGCTGGTGCACCTTCTGATGCTACTAGTCTAAAAGATCTTCTCAAGTCGGTTAAATCAAACTTGAATAGACGTGAATATATGAGGGCTGTCGCTGATTTAGGAAGATTTCATAAAAAGGTCTACGAAATCTCTAAATTGTTAAGCTTATTCAAAAGTAATGTTGATAAGACTCATGAGAAGTTTCTTTTCCAAGACATGGATGAGGAGACTAAAAAGCATCTGCAAGATTTAGGTGGTAGATGGAAAGGTGCCGCACTTCAACCTTACTTCGTAAAAGAAGCCAATTTATTAGACTTCTTCACCAACATTGCTACTGAAAGAGGAAGAGCATTAGCTGCTTGGGAAAAAAGATATCCTCACAAAGTAAAGAAAATGAAAGATGATGCTGTTTCTTTGTTAGGACAATCCGAAAAGCTATTGAATATCATTTTGGGTACTCTAAAAGATATGGCAAAAGCCAGGGCTACTAGAAATCCTGATGCATATATTAACTTGTCAGATAAAATTACCAACAATTTCAATACCTTTGAGAATGGTGATAAAGGATTTAAGAAATTCTATGCTGAACATGTTAAAGGATTTATTGAGAGACCAGAATTTAATGCTCCAACCAAAGTTGATGTTTCTAGCAAGCCAGAAGAATTAGGAAAGAAAGAAGTTACGGCACCTCCGGCTCCACCTGCTCCACCTGCGGCAGCTCCTTCTGGTAGTCCAGACCAAACCATTACTTTGGTACAAGATCCGGCTACTAGAAAACCACCATCTCCTCCTCTTGGTAAAATTCCACCAATGCCACCTATTCCACAAATGCCCCCACATGTGATTGATCAAGGTAGAATGAGGAATGTAAATCCTATTACTGGAGAAATAACGGATCAACAAACACAAGATCCTGATGCAGATCCTGGGTCTGTCACTCATACTACAAACATGGGTGGTAAGTTGGCTCCAGCACACAAACAGTTTTTTGATTCTTTAGAGACATTAGGAGAAGAGTCTCCACAATTTTTGGCAATTCACATTGCCAAATATGCAAAATCAATTCAATCTTCTGATCCAGAAACCGCTTTGAAACTATTTCAAATAGTAAAATCTATCAAGGGATAACATGGGAAACAGAGTTCGCCGTGTCAAAACAGATATTTCAGCTTCTCAGATGGCGCAAGCTATTTCGGGAGCATGGAAAAAACTATTTGGAGAGGCACCTTCTAAAGAACAAGTTGCCATGGTATTAGCGCAAAATTCTCTTGAAACAGGTCACAGAAAAAGTATGTGGAATTACAACGTAGGAAATATTACTACAGATGGTAAAGGTACATATGATTATTTCGATGACTTAACCACAAGCGAGCAAATCAAGCCAGGTAAATGGAAGAAGATGAATCTTAAATACAGGGCTTATAAATCTTTGCAAGATGGCGTAGAAGATTATTTGAAATTTATCAGTAGAAACAAATATTCTGATGCTTGGCAACATATTTTGAATCCTGATCCAGTAAAGTTTTCAAAGGCTTTGAAAGCTGCCGGATATTATACTGCTAATGAGGAGTCTTACACCAAAACTTTAGCAAAGCTATACTCTCAATACTCCAAATCTAATGTAGGTGGTGTAGAGAGCAATATACTTACAGGTCCGCAAGTCCCAGCAAATGATGTTTCTTTAGATAGTATTTTGAATAGTTATTTACAAATGGTTGCGGCATCAGAGAGAAAAAACAAAAAATTATACAAGAAGATGTTACCATATAATAACATCTTGGTGAAAATCAATTCTGATAGTTATACTAACTCAATAGAGTTTGCTAGAATATTATGTGCAGCTTTAGAAGAAGAATTGACGGCTAGTGCTTATACTCACACAGACGGTCAAGAAGTGGAAATAGAATGTGCTATTCCAGGACCATCTATAGAATGTTTGGAAGTTACTAAACAATTAACCAATTCAGTTGCCGAGGCTTTTCAAATCGCTACTAAAAAGATAGGGAGAGTTCTTGTTAACACTGAATGCTTTGCAGAACAAAAATCCACATATAATCAAATAAGTTTGAAATCTGCTGAACATCAACATAAAAAATTCCTACTTAAGTTTATCTAAGGGTAACAATGGCAACTGACATAGAAGTTCAAGAGTTAGCAAGCAAATTGGCAGGATCGGGGAAAACTTTCGCCGAATTCCTTGCTGAATTATTCAGAGATAGATTTATAGAGATTTATCTTGGAGATTCATACGAAGAAGTTAGTACAGAACAAATTTCTACCTCCTATCCCGCTATTCTTTGTGGAAAAGTAGTAGGAGCCTATAGAGAGTGTTTAGTTATTAATGGCGCTTATGTTGACTCTAAGGGTAAGAATAAAAAAATCAAGCTAGGTAATGTTTTATTCATTAACGAAAGAGCTATTAGGGCACTTACCGAAGTTGATGGTAATGGTACTTTAGAAGATATGTTACTGAGAAGCAAGGAATCTTTGGATGTTAAAGCTGCCTTTGTGAAATGATTATGGTATATGATCTAGAGCAAATAACTAAAATGGCGAGCCAATATGAACAATTGTGTTCGACCATAACCAAAGAGGGGCGTATTAGAAAATTGCCTAGTGGTAAGTACCGTGTTCTTTCAGAAAAAGGAAAGAATTTGGGAACTTCTGACTCTAGAGCTGGTGCCGTCAAAAGATTAAAACAAGTAGAGTATTTCAAACATCAAGATCAGGGCTCTGCCGAAGATGAAAAAGTTATTGACTTGACCGAAATTGATGACTTTTCTTATTCTGCCATCATGCGTCGTATGAGAAAAGAAGCCTCTAAAGAACAAGTTCTATATTTCTTACAGCTCTTTAAGAAAGAGTTTGATAAGGCAGTTAAAAAGAAGCTACAGAAACCAGAAAAGATTGCTCTACAGAACTCTTTGATTAAATTCAATAAGAGTCACCCTATCAAAATAAAAAAGAAGCTAGTTAAGAATGCCGCTATCAGTGAGCTAGGAGATCCGGTTCTGGTAGGTAAGTATTTGGCAGATATTGTTAGATTTACTTTAAACAAACTACCTACTGAGAAACGTGCTTTTGTGTTACCTAAACTTAGAAATAAAATCTATCATTTGAATGAGCAAGAGTTGGCAGTAAAAAATATGCCAGCTACTTCAACCATGGGTCAATCTATTACTTTCATCAAGCATGTGTTATTTAATCATGACGCTCAATATATTAGAGAAGTCTTAAATAACATCACAAGGAACTTAATATGATCCATAGGTTAAAGAAAGTCACAGATGGATTGTATCGTGGTAGCGCCCCGTCTCCTCAAGATGTGGTGAATCTAAAAAAGAAACTTGGCATTAATAAGATTGTTTCTTTGGATAAAGATACGGGTGATAGAATAGATCGCATTTGTAAAGTGCTTGGTATAACTCATGTTATGATTCCTATAGATCATACTCGTAAGTCATTATTAGATTTCTTGAGACATGATTTGAAAAAATTATTTCTAGAAGGTGGTCCCACTTTTGTTCATTGTTTGCACGGTAAAGATCGTACTGGATTAGCCTCCGCCCTCGTTAAGTGCAAATACTTAGGAGAAGATCCCGAAAAAGCCATTAAAGAAGCAGAATCATTAGGTTTTGGGGTAGGTGTTCATCCTAGAGTTGTAAATACTTTCAAAAAACTTATTAGGAACTGCAAACCTGTCAAAGATAGCAATAATGCTGACATAGTTTCGAATGAAAGAGAGTATAAGAGTGATAATAGAGATTCCTTTTTGGATGAAGGTCATCAAGGATCATTTGCTCCATATTTAAGTCCAACCAGACAAGATCCAGTGGATGCTGTATATAATTACATTAATGACCAATCTCCAACAAGAGAAAATTACCGACCTAATAAGCCAATAAAAGAACATCATTCAGAAGATGTAATTCCTCAAGTTGGAACGTTTGACAATGATGCTGGTGCCAGGGGTTTTGGTCCAACTGAAAATTATGGCGGGTTCTTCTATGATTAAAAAGGGTTATTCTGTTCAAATGACATATGATGTTTCTGATGCTGAAAAAATGCAAGCAGAACGCGCCCTATTGTGTTTCAATCATGCATTGAAAATGTTAGACATGGCATCTAATCATTTAGATATTATGAAGACTCCGTTCAAAGACAATCCGGAAATGTCTCCCGAAGAAGTTCAAAAGGCTCGTGCAGCTATTAGAAGATTTAGAGATAAGTCAATTGAAAACTTCAATGAATTCAAAGTTGCAGCCTTCAAGTGCGTTAATGTAATGCAAATCTTTTCCTCAGACACGCAAACATTGAAATTAATGAAATCTTTCATTTCTTCAATTGATGATTTGGAAATAAAAGTTAATGATTTCGCCGATGTTTTCAATGATTTGGAGTCAAAAGAATTTGCCAAGACTGTAGTAACATCTATTGAAAGCATTCAAAAACAGTGTGAAGAGATAGATGAGATTATTGATGAAAGAATCAAATCTCACATTCAATCTAATATCTTAGCTAAAAGCTGGGTTGACGCTGTTAGTGATGATTTACAGATGCGTGTGCAAAAAAGGACCCCTTTGATACTGGATCTTTTCAATAAAAGACAGGACCAGTTAAACGAAATAATAAAAGAGAGAACACAAGTTGGTTAAAAACTTGGTAATAATGTTGTATACGAGAGAGTAAGTGAAACGTATTATAGCAATAATTCCTTATAATAATTGTGCTTATTGTGATTCTCTCAGACGGAGAGTTAGATGTTTATAAAACATGGTGATGGAAAAATAATGACTGTTCTTGATGAAGAAGAGTTGACAGAACAACAGAAGAAATCTGTTAATGACCTATCAAAGAAGCAATTAACTAAGCAGTCTGAAGATGATAGCACTGATACTTCAATAGAGAAGAAATCAGGGAGATAAATAATGCCATTTGTCAAATTGGGTGAACTCATTGAAATCAGCAGAATCGAGAATACAGAATCCTGTATTCCGGCAGTCAGTGCTGAAGTATTGGAAAATTTCAGAAAAACGGCAGCCAATCTCAAGAAGATAGCTCCTAAAGCTGAAGACTTTTTATATTTCTCAGCTGTTATGATGCATGCTGCTGAAGCCGCATCTCTTAACGATGATGGTACTCCTAAACTGAATGCTAGAGGAGAGCCAGTACAAGTCGGTTGGGATAAAAGAGGCGGAACATGGCGTTGGATGTCTAATGATCCAAATATCAAGCCATATAAGAATTCTAATGGAGATATCTTTCCAGAAGAAGAATTAGTCAAAGCTTACAAAAAGTGGGTTCATAAGCCTCTTTGCATAGATCATAAATCAAGTTCAGTGGATCATGTAAGAGGTTTTATTGTTGATACCTATTATGATCGTAATTTGAAAAGAGTAATTGCTCTTTGTGCTTTAGATAAACATAATTATCCCGATTTGGCTAGAAAAGTTTCTACTGGTTATTCTAACTGTGTATCCATGGGCACTGCTGTAGGCAGAGCTATTTGTAGTGATTGTGCCACTGTAGCTAGAGCAGAAGCTGATTTCTGTGACCATATGAGACGCAAAACCGGTTATGGTGAAATCAACGTAGATTTGAACCCAATCGAATTATCTATTGTGGTCAACGGTGCCGATCCTAAAGCAAATATTAAACACATCATTGCTTCTGCTCATACTTTGAATACCTACCTTGAGAACAAATCCAAGGAATTCAACAAATTGTCATCTCAGGGTGCTTTTGAGGAATTCAAAAAAGATATTGAGGCTGCATTCAAGAAATTGCAGGATATAAATAGTTCTGTAAAAAATTCTGAAAAAGATACTAATGATCTTGCATTTAATCAATCTTCAGGCTCTATCTCAATGGATGATGAGGTAGCAACCCCTAATACTGATTCTGGATTGGCTCCACCACATGCAAGATTTGCTTCATCTGAGATTGAAGACACTTCAATCGAAGAGCTGCGTGAAGTCACAGCGGCAATCGAAGCAAAATTGAATCATATGAAACAAAGTGTGGATAAGTTGTCAAATAAGTTAGCAAAGTCTACAAACATACACGAGGAAACTATGTCTTCAAGAGAAATGAATAAACAAGGTTACTACCAAGGAACGGAAGAACCTACCCCTGGTCAACCTAAGTATCCAAAGGACCCGGGTCACATGGCTTATGAAGAGGACAAGCATCTTCATGGACAAAAGCCATTCCCAGATGTAGGACCAGTTGATGGTATGCACCCTGGTGTTGAAAGCGCTGGAGTTTCCGAATTAGAGCGTAAGAGAATGCTTGCTCGTGCTGATGCAGAAGAAAAGGCTTTGCGTCGTCAAGCAATTGTAAACTTGGCTAAACAGGCTTTGGAAGACAAGAAAGCTTATTGGAATAATGGTGAAGGACCAAACAATCCTAATACCCCAACTCCTGGAAAAACCAAGTATCCAGTCGATAAGGGTCACATGGCTTACGAAGATGATAAGCACATGCACGGACAAAAGCCATTCCCAGATGTAGGTAAAGTAGACGGCTTACACCCAAGCCCAGATTCAGCTGATGTTTCAGACGAACTAAAACGTAAAGAAATGCTACGTAGAGCTAATACTCTACACGGTAGATTCGTTAGAGCTTCCAAGAATGATGGAACTAGAGATCTAGAAAACAGCGCATGGGAAATTCGTCTAGGAGACAAGCTATTATTGTCTGCCTCTGTTAGAGAGCTTTCCGGTGGTCGTTCTGAAATGATGTACGATACTATTAATACTGCTGAATTCGGTCAAAGATTACTTGAAAAAGTTAAGGTTTACGGTGCCGATAGAGTCCGTGACTTAGTAAAGAATGCTCAAACTCCACCTGCTGATCCTGCTGCCGCCGGAGCACCTGCTCCTGCTGCTCCACCTGCTGATGCTGGCGCTGCTCCTGCCGGAGAAGATACTGGCAAAACTGGTGATCCAAAGGAATCAGCACTTGAATTGGCTGAAAAAGTTAGAGACCTTTCTTCTGATCTAGTAGAGGCTGTTAGAGCTTTGACTGGTGAACAAGCAGAAATGGGTGCAGATATGGGAGCTGGTGGCGCCGAAATGGGCGCAACTGCCTCAGACTTTAGCACCGAGCAAATGAACTCCTTGAGAGGCGAATTGAATGAGTCTATGACTAGCGCCATGAAGGAAGTAATTGCCGAGCTTAATGATCACGAAGAAGAATTGAGCACCATTGTAGGATTATACGACAAAGGAGCAGTAACCGCTTCCAACGAAGATTTGGTTAATTCTATCTTAGAAGATGCAACAAACGAAGCCAAGACTGCCGTTGCAGATGGTTTCAGACTAATGACTGCTTTTGTCAAATATGCTCGTGGCACCAAAGCTATCGTCAAACGTGCCGAAATCGAAGCAGAACTTGAGGCACTTGCTGAAGCTGAGGGAGAATCTATGAGTGGTAGT